GCCTTGCGCGAGTTGTCGCCGCGCTGGAAGTAGACCTTGCGGTTCGACATGCGGTTCGCAATCGATGGGCCGCCGTCTTCCTTGAAGGCGTTGGGGTCAATGACCGACATCGCGAGTTTTTCCTCGGCGCTTTCGCGCTCGAGAATCCCGTCCGCGACTTCCTCGGCCGTCATTTTCAAGCCGACGTCGGCTTCGTACTCACCGGTGACTTCGTTGATCTTGACGCCGTACCACTCGCGGTAAGCGACGAGCGCTCCGCGGGGCGGCTGAAACTTCGTGCCGTGACTGCCCACCACTTCACGCAGAAGGGTTTCGAGCTGCCCCAGTCCATCGCACGAAACCGCATCCATTCGCGAGGGACTTCAAACGGCTTGACGACGTGGCGGTCGATCGAGAATTCGGGGAAGAACGCACCGGCGACGACGTTCCAATCGCCGTCGAGATACTGCTGAACCAAAGCTGCGGATCCAAGGTCGGCGAGCCGGTCAACATAACCGGGATCGTTTTCCATAAGGATCTTGTTGTCAGTCACCTTCGACCGAATGAACATGCGCGCCGTGCCGCCGCGTGTCTGCGGCTCGATCAGCTGCCCGCCGAACGGGAACCGGTCGATCGCGAAATACTGTTTGACCCAGCCGTGGCCGACGCCGCCAGGGTTGCCGGTCGATCTCATCCGCTTGTTCGGGATGTTGAGCGCGGCATTGCGAAGCGTCGACTTCATCTGCTGGTAAGGCTTGGCGTTCGCCCACTGCGGGAGTTCGTCAAAGCCGATCCACGTGTACTGGTGGCCCTGATACTCCATCCACGAGTCATCCGACTCCATGTGGCGGAACTTCAGCGTCGCGCCGTTCGGCCATGCGAACGTGTGCGTGCCGGTGCGCCAACACTCCTTCGCGTCGAGCATGAACCACGCGGGATAAATCGAGAGCGCACGCATCACCAGCTCTTCGAGCTGCGGGTAGCTCTTGCGAAAGATGACGCCGCGCCAATTGGCGCCGTAGGTCGGCACGTCCTGGGCGAAGTCGCCCAAGAGGTAGTCAGACTTGCCGCCGCCCTTGGCGCCGCCGAAAAATAATTCTGGTACGACGTGCTTCTTGATGGCTTCGAGTTGCGGGCCGACCTGAGCGTGCCACGGCTTCGACTGTTTCTCGGCCATCAGGAGTAGTCCTGTTGCGGTGCAATAAAGCTGGGCGGAATAATTTTGGGCCGGGAAGTCGGGCCTCCCAGTGGAGAGCGCGAATTCCGGCCTACCCCGTGGGGGTCTAGTCGGAGTACAGAAGAGACGGGCAGTCGATTTTAGAGGCTGCCGGGGAAAATGGGCGGAAGATCAGAGGGTTGGAACGTATGCCCGGGGTATAGAGGCAGTCGGGCTTACGCGGTATAAACGTAAAGGCCATACGGGAAAGACCGGTGCTTTCCTCCGATGACGGGGTGTGCTACTCGACTAGTACACCAGTTCGCCAGGCAGACGTTTTTCCCTTATGCCGCAGCGCAACTTCGCATAATAACCAGTATGTTAAACCGTAAGCCCTTGATAACGCACACATAGTGCTCTAAACACCCTGTGTGCGGCGCACCATTGGACGATCTGCCGGGCATAGGTCCAACGGTTATGAGCGCTAGAGCCAGTCGTCAGTGACAGGTTGCTCTGGTTCGATGGGCTTAGGGGGCTCTAGGATCGCCGTGGCGGGCTTGGGAGTCGTAGCGGCTGCCAGGAGTTCGGGTATGCGGTCGCGATCCTCTACGGGGATTGCTACGGGCACGTAGACGGTAGCAGTGCCTGCACCCTCGCCGGCCTGAGGCGTCAGACGAGCAAGCAAGTTCGCGAATTCTTTGGGACTGTCACGGGAAAGTTGGGCAAAAAAGGCAGTTCCGCCAGCTTTTTTAAGAGCCCTATGTGCTTGTTCTTGAAGGGTTAATTTAGGGGCCGGTCCGCGCTTGCGTCCCGGCCGACCTCTCGCCGGTACAGAATCGACCGTCATACGCCGAGTGCCATGTCGAGCCGGTCGATCTCGAAGGGTTGAAATCGGTTGCCCTTGCCGCTGTTGATGCGAGCCGGCAAGTACTGAAGGTTAGCCGCGACGTGCAGTCCGCTTACAAGTTTGCCGCAGAGCGGTAAGACGTGATCGACGTGATGGCCATACTTGCAAGGCGTTTGTGTTGCAACCGCACAATCGGCAGACATGCGTAGTCCTGCCGAGTAGTCGGCGAAAGGTTAGCCAGGAGGGAAAGGGGCCGCGACGCAAGGGGCGAGCCGATGAGGGCGGAGCCGACGAATGCCGGACAGATGGCGCCGAGCGGGTTTGAGCCAGCAGCGTCGCGAGCCCCTATTGTTGTATATCCCCGGAATCTGTCAAATGTCCCAACTATTTCGCTTTTCCCCGTCGATCAAGCACTTAACCCCGCAACGTTTATAACCCGTTGTTTTTAAAGCATTTCCTTTCCGTTCCTTTTCATACTCAAGTCTAGTCATTGCCACACGTGCCACACCCCTAAAGGGTGGTGTGGCAAATGTGGCAAATGCCACAACATGCCACAACATGCCACGTATGTGGCAAACGTGGCAAACGTGGCAGACGTAATATCTTGATCCTGTGTTCATGTGTTGCTTCTTTACAACACTGTTGCGAAAAAACATCCCACAAATGCCATTTGTGGCACGTGTGGCAGACCTTCCGCCCCAGCAGACGTTTAGCTCCTCTCGCCAGCCATCCCGTAAGCCGCTCCCGCCCCCGTAGGACCCGGCAGACGGTGCACTCCTATGCCCGTCTCGAAGCGGACCAGGCCGCCTTGAGACCGACTATCACTAAAATGCAGTGGGAGACTTGACACCTCCCACTGGAAGGCGCATAGTCGCTCCCACTGGATCAACGGACGGACTTAGGAGCACAAGCTATGCTGATTAGATTCCTAGACGGGTCTGCGCGCGAGATTGCGAACCTGAGCGGCGCGAACCTGAGCGGCGCGAACCTGGCCGGCGCAGACCTGACCGGCGCGTACCTGGCCGGCACGTACCTGACCGGCGCAGACCTGACCGGCGCGTACCTGACCGGCGCGTACCTGACCGGCGCGTACCTGGCCGGCGCGTACCTGAGCGGCGCGTACCTGAGCGGCGCAGACCTGCGCGGCGCAGACCTGACCGGCGCGAACCTGACCGACGCGAACCTGACCGACGCGAACCTGACCGGCGCGAACCTGACCGACGCGAACCTGACCGGCGCGTACCTGCGCCGCGCGTACCTGACCGGCGCGTACCTGCGCCGCGCGTACCTGACCGGCGCGTACCTGAGCGGCGCGAAGGGTTTGGAACAGTTCTGCATTCTGCCCGCTGGCGACTTGATCGTATGGAAACAAGTGTCCAACGGTATCGCAAAACTACTGGTACCGGCCAAGGCTGCCCGCGTCAACAGCTACGGCAGTCGCAAGTGTCGCGCGGCCTACGCCAAGGTGTTGTCGGCCCCAAAGGGCGCGTATACGGCAGCGCACAGCCCGCTGACAAAGTACATGCGTGGTCGCATCGTGCGCCCGGACAAGTTCGATCCAGACCCGCGGATCGAATGCTCACACGGGATTCACTTTTTCATTACCGAGCAAGAGGCTCAGGAATACGGGTCATGAACACGCGCCCTTGCGAAGTGTTCACTTACGAAGTGTTCACTTACTCTCAAGCCGAACTCGCGAAACTTGCCGACTTGCACGATGCGGTCGAGACGGCGCGCGGCCAGTGGGATTACACCGCGCACCAGGCGACCAAGGCGCGCGAGGCATACAGACGCGCAGCCGATGCGCACGACACATACGCGGCTTGGCTTGCCGCCGGGCAGACGCCATGATTACCGTCACTCTTCCCGCTAACTCATGGAAAGCTGCGCGCATCATCGCAGCCAAAAAGGATAGCCGGTACTACCTTAACGGGGTCGCGCTCGATTTCTCTACGCCTGGCCGCTGGCTATCGAGATGCGAACTGCCGGCCCTGTCTTACGAAAACCGCGTAGCGAAGTATGAGGCGGAAGGCATGACAACTTCCGACGCACAAGCCGCGTGTGACGCTGAAGACAGCAAGGCCGC